AGCGTGCCTGCCAGGGTGCATTTCGATCATGAGGCCGATCTCTTGACCGGGGGTGACCATGCCCGTCAGTGGTCGTAAACCCAAGCCCCCCGGCGAGGCGATCACTCGGCACGCTCAACAGTTTGAATGGACCGAGGTCGAGGACGTCCCCTTCCCCGGTCCGGTGCCGGTCCGCCTGCCCGCCAGCCGCCCGATCCTCGTCTTGGGTGAGGCGCGAGACGTTCCGCTTCACGGATTTACCAAACGTTGGTGGAAAACCATCTCGCACATGCCGCATTGCCGCCTGTGGACGATGTCGGATTGGGAGTTCGCTTTGACCACCGCCATGGTCGCCGATCAGTTCTTCTACGGTCACGCCCAGTTGGCTACGGAGCTCGCCCGGCGGGAGAAGGTGCTCGGCGTGACGTTCGACGCTCGGCGTGATCTTCGGATCCGTTACGTCGAGCCGAAGGCCGCATCGGGCGATGGCGCCACGGTGATCCACCTTGCCCGCGCCCTCTGACGTTGAACTTCTGCCCGGTTACCGTCTCGATCCCTGGTTTGGCACGCAGGCATGGTGCTCGTTGCCGTGGCCGTTGGCCGATGCCGAGAAGGCGGCGATCCGGGTCACGTCGATCGGCGACCAGGTCATCGACTGGGCTGAGGGCCGACGTGAGGACGAGGACGGCCCGGGGCTGATCCACTATCTGACCGGTGAGCCGTGGCGGTTCACGGATGGCCAGTGCCGTTTCCTGATCTTGTGGTATTCGTACACGCCGGATGGCCGCTGGTGTTACCGATCGGGCCTGAAACGGGGCGCGAAGGGCACCGGCAAGGACCCGTTCGCGGGTGCGATGCTCGACGCGGAGCTGGTCGGCCCGACCCATCTGGTACCCGACGGCGCCGGCGGCTGGGTCGGCATCCGGCACTGGATGCCGCTGGTGCAGGTGGCGGCGAACTCTGAGGCGCAGGCCAAGGATGTGCTGCGGGTGGCCAACGCGTTGCTGCCGCGGCGGACGCGGGAGTTTTTCCGCATCGACTGCGGCGAAACCCGCACGATTGTCGACGGCGGCGGCCGGCACGAGATCCTGACCGCGTCGGAGAAGTCGGCCGAGGGTGACCCGGCCACGTTCATCGCGCTCAACGAGTCGCATCACATGACCGAGTCGTCAGGTGGTCACCGGGTGGCCGAGGTGGCGCGGCGGAATGTGGGCAAGTCGCCGCGGGAGCTGCAGGCCCGGCTGTGCGAGTTCACCAACGCCCATCCGCCGGGCACCGATTCGGTGGCTGAACGGACCTACGCGGCGTGGCAGGCGCAGGTTTCGGGCCGGACCCGCCGGGTCGACATCCTCTACGACTCGATCGAGGCCCCGCCGCACCTGGATCTCTACACCGATTCGGGCCTGCGGGAGTTTCTGCTGGCGGCCTACGCCGACGCGCCGTGGGCTGATCTCGAGCGTCTGGCCGGCGAGGTGTTGGATCCGCGCACCTCGCTGCCGGACACGATCCGCTACTACGGCAACGGTCTGGCCGTGGCCGAGGACGCATGGGTCGACCCGCGCCGCTTCGACGACCTGGCCCGCCTGGATGCGGTGGTGGCTGACCGGGACCGGATCACGCTGTTTCTGGACTGTTCCAAGTCGACGGACGCGACCGGGCTGGTCGGGTGTCGCCTCGACGACGGGCATGTGTTCACGTTGGGCATGTGGCAGCGACCGCACGGGGAGCGCGGGCACGGATGGTTGGCGCCGCGGGCCGAGGTCGACGCGGCGGTCCGGTCGGCGTTTGGCCGTTACGGCGTGACCTGGTTCGGGGTGGACCCGTCGCCGGCCCGGGACGATTCGGATGAGTCGCTGTACTGGATGAGCCTGGTCGACGCGTGGCACCGCGACTTCCGTGAGGAAGTGCTGGTGTGGGCGACGCCGGGCGCGACCACCGGCAACGCGGTGCTCTTCGACATGCGTCTGTCGCAACGCGGCGGCGCGGACCGGAACAAGGCGTTCACCGAGGCGGCGATGCAGACCGCGAAGGACATCGACGAGGACGGGACGCTGACCCACGACGGCGACGCGGCGCTTCGGATGCACACCCACAACGCCCGCCGGCGCTCCAACCAGTGGGGCGTGTCGCTGGGCAAGGTGACCCGCGACTCGAACAAACTGGTCGACCTGGCGGTGTGCATGGTCGGCGCCCGGATGGGGCGCCGGATCGTTCTCAACAGCGGCAGGCTCGACGCCGCGAAACCCGCCAAGCGTGCAGGCATAGTCCGAGGGTGGTGACGTAGTGCCACTGTCGGCCGCGCAAGTCAAAGAAGCGCTCGGCGCCCTGCGCGAGGCCCGCGACAAGGAACAGTCCCGACTCAAGCGCATCGACGCGGCGTTGGCCGACAACCTGACCGGCTACATGTCGGGCATCTATGTGCCCCGCCGGGCCACCCGGGAGTATCGGCTGCTGGTTGAGCAGTCCCGTTTCAACGTGCTCGACCTGGTCGTGACCGCGGTGGCGCAGAACCTGTTTGTCGACGGGTTCCGCCCGACCGGGCCGAATGGCCGGCCGCCGGACACGAAGAACGCGCCCGTGTGGGACGCGGTGTGGCAGCCGAACCGGATGGACGCCCGCCAGGCCGCCATCTACCGGGCGGCGATCAAGCACGGCGTGTCGTATGCACTGGCGTTGCCGGGCGACCCGGACAGCGGGCCGGAGGTGGACGGCAAGGCGGTGCCGGTGATCACGCCCATGTCGGCGTGCCGGATGACGGCCCTGTACCGCGACCCGGTCAACGACGAATGGCCCGAGGTCGCGCTGGAGGTCGAGTACGAGCGGGTCGGCGAGTACGGCGGCGACTCCCGCCGTAAGTTGCTCACCGCCCGCCTGTTCGACGAGTACGCCGTGTACCGGGTGGAGATCCCCGCGTCGGGTGAGCTCGACCCGCGGATCATCTCCGTCGAGGAGCATGACCTGACGGTGGTGCCGGTGGTCCGGTTCCGGGACCGCTACGACCTCGGGGTTCCCCGCGGCAAGGTCGAGCCGCTGTTGTGGCTGCAGCAGCAGGTCAACCAGATCACCTTCAGCCTCGCCATGGCGTTGCAGTATGCGGCGTTCCGTCAGCGGTATGTGACCGGCATGGAGGAACAGCTCGACCCCCAGGGCAACGTCAAACCGCCGCTGTTCAACGTGGCTGTCGACCAGATCCTGACCGGCAGCTCACCGGACATGAAGTTCGGCGAGTTCTCCCAAACCGACGTGGGCGGCTACCTCGACTCGCGGGACAAGGTGCTGCTGCACATCGCCAGCGTGGCGCAGATCCCGCCGCAGAACCTGGTCATCGGGTCGGGCATCTCGAATGTTCCGGCGGAGGCGTTGGAGCTTCTCGCCGCCGGTCACCGCCAGGACATCGCCGAGCATCAGACCAGCTTCGGCGAGTCGATCGAGCAACTGATGCGCTTGTCGGGCAAGGCGATGGGTGACGAGGCCGCGTGGGAGGACATGTCGGCCCAGGTGGTGTGGCGGGACACGACCCCCCGTTCGATGGGGCAGGTTGTGGACGCGCTGGGCAAGGGTGTGCAGATGTTGTCCATCCCGCCGAAGGCCATGTGGGAGAAGTTCCCCGGCGTCACCGACCAGGACCTGCAGCGTTGGAAGGCGATGGCGGAGGAGGAGGACGGGCTCCGCGACGCGGCCGAGGCCGAGGCGGTTCCGCAACCCCCCACCCCGGAAGAACTGATCGCGGCGGGAGGCAACGGTAACGGTGTCGTCCCCGCTCGCGCAGCCAGGTCCGCCCGCCCGCCGGTCCCCGCCGGCGCGTAGGTCTCCGCCTGCCGGTAGGAGCGGGCCGGCGCTGACCGCCCGGACCGCGTCTGACAAGTTGGCTATCGAGCACCAGAAGGGCGTCGCCACGGTCGCCGGCGGAGTGACGTCAGTTGTGGTGTCGGCCGCGTTGGGTGCCGACCCGATGGCTATCTCGACCTGGTTCTTCGGCGCCGTCGACGGGATGCTGGCCCGGATCCAGGCCGGGTATGCGCTCAACCGCCGCTCAGCCATGGGATTCCTGCCGCGACATGGTGCGCTCAACGGTGTCAGCGTCTCACCGGTGCCCGGGTCGCTGGACATCGGAGCGCTTCGCACCCGGCTGCAGATTACCGGCCCGGTTGCGTTCAAGACGGCCATCGGTGCAGGGCAGGACACCGAGGAGGCGGTGCGGTCCATGGCCACCCAGATGGGCGGCGTGGCCGACGAGGCGGTCCGCAACGGCGACCGGGACGTCATCACCCGCACCGCGATGAGCGGCACGGGTGGCGTGGTGGGTTGGCGCCGGCGGTTGGTGGGCAAGTCGTGCGGCTTCTGCTCAATGCTGGCGAGCCGGGGCGCGGTCTACACCGACCGGCGCACTGCGGTTGTGGACCGGTCGGGTGAGCGCTACCACCCGCATTGCAACTGCTGGGCGGAGCCGCTGTACTTCCACCAGCGCGAGCCGGCCGAGACGCAGCGACTGCAGCGGCAGTGGCAGCGGGTCACCGCCGGCAAGTCGGGCAAGGACGCGAGCCGTGCCTGGCGTAGGCATTGGGAGTCGCGCGCCACCCCGGCCTCGCGCGCGCGCGAGGGCATCGCGGCCGTTCGCCGTCCGTCGGTGCCCGGTCCCGGTGGTCTCGGCTTGCCTGGTCAGCCGATCACCGTCCGTTCAGTGCTGATGCAGGCGAAGTCGCCGCCGCAGCTGGCCGATGCGTGGCAGGCCGAGATGCGTCGCATCACCGGCCGCGATATCAGAGTCAGCATCCCGGGCGGGACGTCGCTGGCCACTGGGCGTGAATACGCCGAGGGTGTGTTACAGGGCCTAGAGCGGTTCCCGGATGTGCGGCTGACCCGGATCGAGTTCGCCGCTATCCCGAACCGCGCATGGGCCGACGCCGGCGGCGGGACCATCCGGTTCGACACCCAGTGGTCGAGTATCGCCAACCGACAGGCGCTGCTATCACACATGGCGGACGACGTCGCCGGGTGGCAGCAGGGCCGGATCGGGTGGAACACGCGCGGCGCCGGCACGCCCGTGGACAAGGCTCTGCACGAGTTCGGCCACATCCTCGACGACAGCCTCGGGTCACGGTTCCATAGCGAGGTTCTGCTTCGCATGGACGCCCTGGCGGCTCGGGCTGGGCTGGACACGGACAGCTTCATCGCGCGGGAGATTTCGGCCTACGCAAGCCGGGACACGCACGAGCTGGTCGGCGAGGCGTTCACCGACGTGATGCTGCGCGGCGAGCAGGCGTCGCTGGCGTCGCGTCGCATCGTCGAGGTGTTGGAGCGGGAGTACCGGGCGGGCGGGTTCACCGCGCTCGGCGGGCCGGTGGCGAGGTTCCCCTCGGTCGCGAGGCCAGACCCGCTGTCGGTGCGGCCGAAACTAGAGGCGGCGCGTACAACCGGCGCGGTTGAGCGGGCTTTCCGTGAAGAGTATGAGCGGATAACGGGCCGCAAACCGGCGTCGGTGTCGTTTGCGGGCTCGGCCGCCACCGCACGTGAACACGCTGAGGGCATGCTGCGGGCGCTGGAGCGTTTCCCCGACGCGAAGCTTCGGGTCGTTACCACCGCCGGTGTCAAAGACAACGCGTATGCCCACGCTGCGGGCGACGTGATCTCGTTCAATTTCGACTGGACCTCGCCGGCGGCGCGTAAGAAGTATCTGGACTCGCTGGCTAGTGACGTCGCGAACTGGGAGCGGGGCGTCCAGGAGTGGGGCCTCGGCATTTTCAGGGCCTCCGGTTTCCATCCCCGCGGCGCCGGCACTCCCATCTACGTGGGTATCCACGAGATGGGCCACGTCATCGATATAGAAACTCTCGGCACGGCGATTCGTGCCGACCTGGACGATCTGCTTAAGGCCCGTACGGCGACCGCGATGCGGCTGCCACGGCCGGTGCCGGAGACGCCGATCACCGGCGTTGATGATCTGATCTTCCGCGAGGTTTCGGGCTACGCCACCAAGAACCACAACGAGCTGGTCGCCGAAGCGTTCGCCGACGTGATGATGAACGGCCCAGCCGCGTCGTCGCTGTCGCGGGAGATCTTCGACCTGCTCGAGGCCGAGTACCGCAAGGGCGGCCGGCGTGTCGGTGTCTCGACGATCCTTTCGCCGACCGGCCCGGCTCCGTCGGTGGCGAAACTGACCGTCCCCCAACTCCGCACCTTGGCCCGCGAGCGTGGTGTCACCATCCCGGCGGG